GCGGGCCGCGAACTTGCGCAAGCCTGCGTCGCGTTTGCCGCGCTTGTGGCTGAGCAGCGCGTGCGCCACATGGAGCAGCCCGACCTGTCGGCTGCGGTGGGCGCTGCTCGCCGTCGACGCCTTGGCGAACTGTGGGCGTTTGGCCGCCGCGGATCATTTACAGATATCTCGCCCCTTGTCGCTGCGTCGCTCGCAGCGTGGGGTCACGCGCAGGCCGAGGAACGGCCGCCGCAAATCATTGACGTTTGGGAGTCCGAGTGAAGGTACTAACGCGGGACGTTATGACGACCGCAGCCGAGATCGTGGGCGCTGCCGGGATTGTTGTCGGAATTGACTTGTGGCTTGGGCTTGCTGCCGCACTGATCTCTGGCGGCGTGCTGGTCATCGCTGGCGCGTTCTTGGCCTCGGGTGGTGCTGAGTGAGTATCCTGCGCCGCGGCATTGAGTCCCGCAACGGCTTTCCTGTTTACGGCACGCACACCAACCCGCTGACGCAGCTTTACGGCGCGACGTCGCTGTTCTCCACGGCCGGCGAGCGTGTCGATGAGTTCACCGCGCTCGGTGTCTCCACGGTGCTGGCGTGTACGTCGCTGCTGGCTGACTCGGTGGCCACCATGCCGCTGAAGGTCGTGCGCGACGGCAAAGTGATCCCCACTCCCCCGGTGCTGGCTGATCCTGACCCGACCGAGTCCACACAGTTTGAGACGATCCACTCCATCGTCATCAGCCTCGCGCTTCACGGCAATGCCTACGTTCACATTGAGCGCGGCTCTGACGGTGCGCCCATCGGTTTGACTCCGCTGCATCCGTACCAGGTCAATGTCATGCCGGACAAGCAATACACGGGCCGCCAGTATTTGTACCTCGGGAACGAGATCCCGCGCGAGGACATGCTGCACATCCGTTGGTACACGTCCCCGCAATCATTGACCGGCATCTCGCCGCTGCTTCAGCAGCGCACCATGATCGGCCTGAACTTGGCCGTTGATAAGTACCTCGCTCAGTGGTACGGCGAGGGCGGCACGCCTTCCGGCGTCCTGTCCACCGACAAGTCGCTCACCAGTGAGGCTGCTAAGAATCTGCGCGAGTCGTGGGAATCCTCGCAACGCAAGCATCGACGCCCGGCCGTGCTGTCTGACGGCCTCAAGTGGCAGGCCGTCCAGCAGTCCGCAGTGGACATGGAGTTCAACGAAACGCGCGCCGCGATCATCTCCGAGGTTGCTCGGATCTTCCGCGTGCCTGGCTACCTGCTCGGGATCAAGGGCGACGGCCAGACCTACCAGAACGTCGAGCTGGCGTCCCTGTCCTTCCTGACCTACACGCTGCAGCCGTGGCTGACGCGCCTAGAAATCGCGTTTTCCAAGATTCTTGAGCCCGGCACCGAGGCGCGCTTCGATCCTTCCTCCCTGCTGCGACTGGACGCCAGTACTAAGGCCAACGTGTCGCGCACACTGATTGGATCCGGCCAGCGCACCTCCAATGAGATGCGCATACTCGACGGCTACGAGCCTTACGCCGGCGGCGATCGCTTCATCCAAGTGTTCCCCGGCGCTGGCGTGGATCCGGCAGCGATCGGCCAAGACAGCACCCTTGACCCCGCCGCGGGCTTGATCTGATGGCCCGAGCAACTTATCGACCCACGAAGGCGATGCAGGCCGAGGGCCAGCGAGCGCTGGACTGGATCGCTGCGGGCAAGGCTGGTGACGGATTCACCGACACCGGCCGCGCTCGCGCTGCACAACTTGCACGAGGCGAGGCACTCAGTCTCGACACCGTGACGCGCATGTATTCGTATTTGAAGCGTCACGAGGTTGATAAGCAAGGCGCCGGCTTCCAGCCCGGCGATGACAACTATCCCTCGCCCGGCCGCGTTGCTTGGGCAGCGTGGGGTGGCGACCCCGGCCTCGCATGGTCGTCACGCATCCGCGACGAGGCCGGACAGGCCAGCAATTTTGGAGACCTCATGATCGAGAAGCGCGACCTACCACCGTCATACCGGCCATCGGTCAGTCCTGACGTGCCCGTGTTCCGACCGGCGTGCGCGTCCTGCCAATACTTCTGCCTCGTTGTCGATGCGGCCACGCAGCAGCCTGCCGCGATGTGCAAGCGGTGGCAGGCGCCCGTCAAGCCAGATTCTTACTGCGACGCTTGGGAGGCATGCCAGGAAGAGCTGCCGATGTGGCTGTCTGACGACGAGGAAATGTACCAGGAGGACGACTCCGAGGCCGACGTCATGGACATGGCCGACCCGTCGATGATGGCGATGTATTCCGCGACGCCACTGATGGCGAGCCGCGCTGACATCGTCAGCCTCAAGACCGGCATGTTCGTGAGTTGGGACAGCTCGGGCGGTCGATCGCAGGGTCAGATCGAGAAGATCGTCACCAAAGGTCCAGCGACCGGCTCCACGGGCTTCCAGATGGAAGCAGTACCGGACCAGCCTGTGTTCATCATTCGCGTGTTCAATCAAGACGGGAATGGCTACACCGCGAGCGACCTGACGGTCACGCATCGCGCTGACACTCTGACGATCATTGACGACCTTCCGTCGCCCCGCTCGTGGACTCCCGACATGGAGGCCCGCTGGCAGCAGCTGCGTGGCGTTGCTCCCGAGGTTGACCTTGAGGCTCGACGTGGCGCCATCGCCGGCGCTGACCGCCGCACGTTCTCTACCGAGGTGCGCGCCGCCAAGCAGTCCGACGGCACCGTGCGGATGTCGGGCTACGCCGCCATGTGGGACCGCGAGGCCGACGGCCTGCCGTTCCGCGAGGTCATCAAGCGCGGCGCGTTTGCCGACAGCCTTGGCCGTGGCGACGACGTGTTCTTGCTCGTCAACCACGACACCGACCAACTGCCTCTCGCCCGACGTTCAGCCGGCACGCTCTCGGTCGCCGAGGACGACATGGGCCTGCACGTCACGGCCGAACTGGACCCGGCGAACCCTCGCGCCGCCGAACTTGCCAGCGCGCTGGAACGCGGCGACGTGGACAAGATGTCGTTTGCCTTCCGCGTCGCGGCCGACGGATCCACTAAGACTGAGGACGGGGTCCGCGAATTGCGCGCCCTTGACCTTTACGAGGTCTCCGTCGTGACATGGCCGGCCTACAACGCGACTTCGGTCGGGCTGCGCTCGGCCGACGATGACCTCCATCTGCGCTGGAAGCGCGCACACCTGCGCGCCAAGTCCCGCGCCCTCTAAGCCACATTGCCCCGGCAATCCTGCCCGCGCAATGAACACCCGCCGCGCCGTCCGGCCCCTGCGGGAGACACATCCAACCTTGAAGGAGCACACATGAGCACCATGCTCAATGCGCTCAAGGAGAGCCGCGCAGCCAAGGCTGCTGAGGCGTCCGCACTTCTTGACGGTGAAGCCAGCGCAGAAGCGCTGGAGACCGTCGAGGCGCGTCACGCCGAGATCGCAACTCTCGATGAGCAGATAAAGACCGTCGAGGCGACGCAGACCCGCGCCGCTGAGATCGCAGCCTCACGCGCCGAGTCGCGCGTCGCTGCTGTGGGCCGCGCAGTTGTCACTAACGAGCCGCTGACCTACCACGAGGGCGGCGAGCGTTCGTTCGTCCGCGACATGATCAACGCGCAGGTGCGCAACGATCGCAACGCTTGGGAGAACCTGCACCGGCACCAGCAGGAAATGGCAGTCGAGTCTCGCGCCATTGGGCGCGTTGACTCCGCTGGAGGAGACTTTGTCCCACCGATCTACCTCATCGACCAGTACGCCAAGACCCTGCGTGCAGGCCGCGTGACCGCTGACCGCCTCACCAACATGGCTCTGCCTGCTGGCACAGACTCGGTCAACATCCCCCGCATCACGACCGGCACCGACACCGCTGTGCAGACAGCGGACAACGCCGCCACCACCACGCAGGACATGGTCACCGCAACGGTGACTGCTCCTGTGCGCACCGTGTCCGGCTACGAGGACATTTCCATCCAGCTCGTCGAGCAGTCACCCCTGGCCGGTGGCCTTGACCGCATGATCTTTACCGATCTGCTGGCCTCGTACAACTATAAGCTGAATGCTGCCGTCATCAATGGCGTCGGCACCGCAGGCGACCTCACCGGCCTTCTGAACACGGTCGGCATCGGCACCGTCACCTACACGGCCGGCACTCCGACCGCGCAGGGCATTATCACGGCCATCGCTCAGGGCTGAGCACCGTCGCCAAGAACCGCTACATGGGCGCCGAGGCCATCACGATGCACCCGTCGCTGTGGTACTTCCTCGTCGGCGCGACGGACAGCTCTAACCGTCCGCTCGTGGTTCCCAGTGTTGCTGGACCGACGAACGCTGGCGGCGTCATCGACGTTCCCGGTCAGGCTCAAGGGCTCGTAGGAACGGTGCATGGCGTAGCGGTCTACCTCGACGCTGCGATCCCCACGACGCTGTCAAGCACGCAGTCGGCCATCATCGTGTCGACGTTCTCTGACACGTTCCTCATGGAGTCGGGCGCTAAGACTCGCGTTCTGCCCGACGTCGGCTCAACGAACCTCACCGTTCGCTTCCAGCTGTACGGATACGCCGCGATCGCAGCCCGCTACCCCGCGGGCATCGCCAAGATCGTCGGCTCCGGCCTCGTACCGCAGACCGGCTACTAAGCCAGCCAGCAGCAGGGCCGTCGTAACCCGGCGGCCCTGCTGCACTCCTGCCGAAAGTTGGCGACATGACGGACCAAGAACAGTTGCGCGCCCTGCACGCGCAGCTCGACACCGAGACAGACCCCAGACGCCGCGAGGCTTTGCTGTCTGCGCTCGGTTATCTCACCGACCATGCCGTCAGGCGCGCTCGCAGCGTGCCCGACGTCGAGCGTCGCTGACTCCAGACCGCTCACCGGCCGAGGGCAGGCTCGGCCGGTGAGCACCTTCTAAGGAGCACCGTGGCCCTGACCGCCACCTGGCACTCAAACGCCCCATGGACCTACACCGGCTACGGATCGCAGACCAAGCAGGTCGTGCGCCGACTTGCCGCCGACGGTCATCGCATGGCGATCGCCGCGAACTACGGCATCGAGCAGATGATCACCGAGTGGGAAGGCATCACCGTTTTTCCACGCGGTCTAGATGCCTATAACAACGACATCGTCGGCCCGTACTTTGACGACTGGGTATCGCGCTATCCCGGCACCAAGGCGTGCCAGTTCACGCTGTTCGACGTGTGGGTGCTGAACTCCCCGCGCTTTGACGACATCCCCACGGTGTCG